GCATATGAATATCTGCCATTGTGGTTGCAACAAGGTATTATTGTTTGGAATAAAAGAAATATTGAACTAGAAAATGGATCTAAGATTTTTGCGTATGCAACATCTGCCGCAGGTGTTCGAGGTGGTACATATAATTTAATTTTCTTAGATGAGTTTGCATTCGTGCCACATAACATGGCAACAGAATTTTTTACATCAACTTATCCAGTTATTTCTTCTGGTCAAACATCTAAAGTTATTATTGTATCTACACCTAATGGTTTGAATCTGTTCTATAAGATGTGGACAGATGCAATTGAAAAACGGTCAACATATAAACCAATTGAAGTTCATTGGTCAATGGTGCCAGGTCGTGATCAAAAATGGAAAGAAGAAACAATACGAAATACTTCAGAAGAACAGTTTAGGCAAGAATTTGAAGTAGAATTTATTGGGTCTTCAGCAACACTTGTTTCTGGATCAAAACTTAGATCACTGGCGTTTCATAATCCTCTTTCAACAGAAGAAGGACTCGACATATATGAAATGCCAGAAAAAGGAAGAATGTATATTTGCACAGTTGATTGCTCAGAGGGTGTTGGGCAAGACTATTCCACAATCAATGTACTTGATGTAACACAGCTTCCATATAAACAAGTCGCAAAATATAGAAATAATAAATTACCGTTGTTATTTTTTCCTACAATTATATACTCTTTGGCAAACAAATACAATGAAGCCTTTGTGTTAATTGAAACAAACAATGTTGGTCAACAAGTGGTTGATGTTTTACACTACGATTTAGAGTACGAAAATGTCTTTAAAATAGACCATCATCACATCAAAGGGCAGACTATTTCAGGTGGATTTAAAAAATCTGCAAATTTTGGTGTCAGAACAACAAAAACAGTTAAGAAGATTGGTTGCGCTAATCTTAAAACGCTCATTGAATCTGATAAATTAATTATTAATGATTTTGATACAATTGCCGAACTAAACACTTTCATTCGAGTTCGAGATTCTTACTCAGCTGAAGAAGGTAATAATGATGACTTAGTGATGGGATTGGTATTATTTGCCTGGTTATCAGCGCAAAGTTATTTTAGAGATTCTACAAATATAGACATTCGAAGAGTTTTGATTGAAGAGAATGGCTTAGACGCAGAAGAAAATTTAGTTCCTGTAGGAATTATTGATGATGGCAGAAAAGAAGAAGTCATTTTAGATGGAAATGACATTTGGACTGAAAGAGGATACACATCTTCTCATTTAAATTAAAACACAAGTTTAGAAAAAACTAAATAGACAATCGAATAAAAAAAGATTTGACCCGATAAACAAAAGGAGAAATCCATGGCATTTCAAATATCACCTGGGATAAATGTATCAGAAATTGATCTGACTACAGTTATTCCTTCAGTCGCCACATCAATTGGCGCATTTGCCGGTCCGTTTGCTTGGGGTCCAGCCAATGAAGTGGTTACAATTTCTGACGAGGTTCGCCTTGTTGAGAGTTTTGGTAAACCAAATTCCACAAATTATGAATACTGGTTCTCAGCTGCAAACTTTCTAGCATACTCAAATAATCTTAAAGTTGTTCGTGCAATTAGCGCTGCCTCTTCTTTAAATGCAACCGCAAACGCCGTTGGTGTACTGATTGAAAACGATGATGATTATGAAGATAATCACTCAAGTGGCGCAATTACTTATTTGGAATTTGCAGCAAGATTTCCAGGTGCACTTGGTAACTCTCTTCGTGTAGAAATGGCAGATGCCAACACTTACACAGGATGGGCATATGCTAACAGTTTTACTGATGCTCCGGCAACATCATCTTATGCAGCTGCTCAAGGCGCTTTGCGTGATGAACTTCATGTTATTGTTATTGACGAAGATGGTGTAATTACTGGTACTGCAAATACTATTTTAGAAAAATATCCATTTGTTTCAAAGGCAAATGATGCAAAAGCACCTGATGGTTCAACAAACTATTACAAAGATGCCATTAATAATCGTTCAAAATGGATTCGTTGGATGGCTCATCCAGCAATAGGAACGAATTGGGGCAATTCTGCTTCTGGTACAACTTATGTTAATACTGCTGTTGTTATTGCTAGATCATTAAGTGCTGGTGCAGATGGTACTGTTTCAACTTCAAATGTAACTACTGCATATAGTAAAGTTGCAAATCCAGATTCAATTGACATTTCTCTAATTGTTTCTGGCCCATCAAATGGAACTGTTGCAGGTCATCTTATTTCAAACATTGCAGAAGTTCGTAAAGACTGTGTTGTTTTCTTGTCACCAGAAAAATCAGATGTTGTTGATAACTCTGGTGCAGAAGCAACAGATATTCTTGCATATCGCAATACAATAACTTCATCTTCATATGCAGTTATGGATAGTGGTTGGAAATATCAATACGACAAGTACAATGATGTGTATCGTTGGGTACCATTAAATGGTGATATTGCTGGTCTTTGTGCAAGAACAGACTTAGAAAGAGATCCATGGTTCTCACCAGGCGGACTCAATCGTGGTATTGTTAAAAATGTAATTAAATTGGCATACAATCCATCTAAGACAGACCGTGATAGTTTATATCTCAAGGGTGTAAATCCTGTTGTTAATTTTCAAGGCGAAGGTACTGTTCTGTTTGGAGATAAAACTCTCCTAAGTCGGCCGTCTACTTTTGATAGAATAAATGTTCGCCGTTTGTTTATTACGCTCGAGAAAACAATCTCCCGTGCTGCACGATCTTCACTCTTCGAATTTAATGACCAATTTACAAGGGCTCAATTTATTGCGTTGGTAGAACCTTATCTTCGGGATGTTCAAGGTCGCCGTGGTATTACCGATTTTCGTGTTGTTTGCGATGAATCGAATAACACAGCAGAAATCATTGATAGAAATGAATTCGTTGGCGACATCTATATTAAACCTGCTCGTTCCATCAACTTTATTCAACTTAACTTTGTTGCCGTTAGAACTGGCGTAAGTTTCGATGAAATCGTTGGAAGCTTCTAATAAATAGAGAAACAGGAGAAAACTAAATGGCATTTTCAGTAAACGAATTTAGAGCTCAAATGCAAGGTGATGGCGCTCGGCCAAACCTATTTGAAGTTTCTATGCCCTTCCCTGCGTTCTCTGCACCAGGGAACGCACAAACAAAACTTACATTTATGTGTAAGACTGCACAATTACCTGGCGCTTCGCTAGGTGTTGTGCCAGTTCAATATTTCGGTCGTGAATTAAAATTTGTTGGCAATAGAACTTTTGCCGACTGGACAATTTCAATCATCAATGATGAAGATTTCGTTATTCGTAATGCCTTTGAGCGTTGGATGAATGGTATTAATTCACACAATCTCAATGTTCGTAATCCTTTAGCACTTGCTCCAGGAGGATATACAGTTGATGGTGATGTTCGTCAATTTGGTAAAAAAGGCGATACAATCAAACGATATAAGTTTGTTGGTTTGTTTCCAACTGATCTTACGCCAATCGATGTTGATTGGGGTTCAAATGATACCATTGAAGAGTTTTCTGTATCACTCTCTTATCAATGGTGGGAATCAGTCGAAGACGGTGTTGTGTAAGAATAGAGGGATTTCTTCCCTCTATTATTTTTTTAGAATGGATATTTAATGGCAATTAAACTTTTCGGGTTCACTCTCGGTTCAAAAGACATTGTTCAGGTTCAACCGCCTGAGCAACCAGCATTCACGCTTCCTACTGAAGCTATGGATGATGGTGCAGTTACCATCTCTCAAAATGCACACTATGGTACATATGTTGACCTAGAAGGTGCAGTTCGTAATGAATTAGAACTCATTACAAGATATCGGGAGATGTCAAATCATCCAGAGTTAGATCAGGCAATTGATGATATTGTCAATGAATCAATCACACATGATGTTTCTGGTAGAACAGTTGATATTATTCTTGATAAATTAAAACAACCAGAAACAGTTAAAAAGAAAATTACTGAAGAATTTGAAAACATTTTAAAGATGTTGAATTTTTCAAATTTGGCTGATGATCTTTTCAAAAGATGGTATATTGATGGTCGCATTTACTTTCAAGTTGTAGTTGATGAGAAAAAACCAAAAGAAGGAATACAAGAACTTCGATACATTGATCCACGCAAAATTCGTAAAGTGCGTGAAATACAAAAAGATCGAGATCCAAAAACTGGCGCTCAAATTATTAAATCAGTTGCTGAATACTATGTGTTCAATGATCGTGGTACAACAACACAAACTTATACCGCACAAGTAAATGCAGGTGTTCGTATTGCACCAGATTCAATCATTAATGTAAATTCTGGTTTGATGGATGCCAAAAACACATTTGTCATTTCATATCTACACAAAGCAATTAAACCACTCAATCAATTAAGAATGATTGAAGATGCGGTTGTTATCTATCGCCTATCACGAGCACCAGAACGCCGTATATTTTACATTGATGTAGGTAATTTACCAAAAGGTAAAGCCGAACAATACTTAAAAGATATTATGATTAAGTATCGAAACAAAATGGTTTACGATGCGAACACCGGTGAGTTGCGTGATGATCGTAAACATCTTTCGATGCTCGAAGACTTTTGGTTACCTCGCCGAGAAGGTGGTAAAGGTACTGAAATTACAACATTGCCAGCTGGACAAAATCTTGGTGAACTTGAAGATGTAAAGTATTTTCAAAAGAAACTTTTACAATCTCTTAATGTTCCAATTTCTCGTTTAGAACCACAACAAGGTGGTATGATTGGTCTTGGTCGTACAACAGAAGTTACAAGGGAAGAAGTAAAATTCAACAAGTTTATTGTTCGTTTGCGTAATAAGTTTTCGCAAATTTTTGACAATGCGCTTGGTATTCAATTGGCACTTAAAGGTATTTGTACGCAACAAGAATGGCAAGATTTCAAAGAAAACATTTATTATTCGTACAAGAAAGATAATAACTTTACTGAATTGCGTGATGCCGAATTGTTGAGAGAAAGAGTAAATCTTCTTGCAACAGTTGATCCATTTCTTGGAAGGTATTATTCAAGTCGTTGGGTTAAGAAAAATATTCTTCAAATGTCTGATGAGCAAATTGAAGAAATGGAAAAAGAAATAGAAGAAGAACAAGGTAATGGTGGATCAGCAATGCAACAAGGCCAAGAAACACCTGCATCATCAGATGAATATCCACCAGTTGATAACACCATAGATG